AAGAAGGGGAACCATTTAGAGTTTACTCAGAAGTATGCCAGGGAAGCGGTCAATCTTCACGTTAGTCCTGGTGTGGAGCGGTGCATTATTGAGGATCGGTTCCGGCGTTATATGAACCTGAGCCAAATAGGTGAGAAGGCGGTTGATTGGATCTCTCGCTGTGAAGGGCTGGGGCATGGTCGGCAGTATGGATCTGAGTTTGCTCCGACCGATTGGCATCTGCCAGTTCCTTGTGTGTACGGGGGAACGATGAATACCGTTCTGCCATTGGTGTATATGGCTGGTCGGCGTGACGTTGCTGTGATTGGCTGTGACCTGGGAATAGTGGCTCCGGAGCGTGGCGTTGATTATAACCATTTCGATCCTAAATATATGACCTACACTCATGGTGATTATTCCCTGCAAGATGATACGCTTCGGGATATCCATCGCATGGCTCGGAAGAATTTTGAGGAAGATGGAAGGCGAATAGTGAATGCTGGTATTGGCGGTGTCCTGGATGTCTATGACCGGGTTCCGCTGCGGGAATTCTTGGAGGTTGAATGAAGATAAAATCAAATCCAGATACTTGGGATATTCCGAATCGACCGTTTGAGTTCATTGGTCGGGCTTGCTTCTGCACTGGTCGAGGGCGGTTGTTCGATAAATATCTGGCTGGCTGTCAGGATTATATCGAGATTGGTACGCTGTTCGGTGGGTCTGCGGTCGAGGCTGGTCAGCGTGTTTCCGGTGAGGTTCATTGCGTGGATCCGCTTTATGGATATAACGGTGAGCAGGGAAGAACAGATCCGGAATGCGGGTTGATTCCCTCTCCGGCAATTGTGAGAAAGAATTGGCAGTCTGCAGGATTGGCTCAGGATCGGTTGTTCCTTCACATTCAGAAGACTCCCCCATTGCCAACTTCTCTGGCTGGTCGGATGTTCGATGTTGCTTATATTGATGGGGATCACAGTGTAGAAGGTGCCATGTCTGATTGGAAACTGCTTCGGGATCGTGTCCGGAAGTTTATTCTGTTCGATGATATCAACAACAAGCCTGCTGTTCGGCATGCGGTTCAGGTCGCTGCAGCAGAACGAGATTGGGAACTGGTACATGATCAGGTTCTTGGAGTGTTGAAGCGTGTGTAAATATTCTGTGATTGCTACGACCGTTGACGATATTGGTGATCATATCGCTGGTTTTGTGGATTCATTCTCTCAAGATCCGATCGCTGAGATTATTCTAGTCCGGCAGGAGAGTTCCTGTTCAACTCCATCGGTTCAGCGATATGATGGGTTAGTGGATTTGACTGTTCCGGTATCAAGCCGGGCCACTGCTTTGAATATCGGGCTGTTGAATGCTACTGCTGATTGGTTATGGGTTACTGATATTGATGTTATCCTGGAGGGGAATATGTCCAGGGCTTTGTCGCTGCTGGATCCAGTTGGGGTTTACGGGAATGATTATCGGGATCTGCAGATCGGTGAGCTGAAGTGTAATTATCATTGGGTCGATGGTTGGTCTATTCTATTCCATCGGTCGGTGTATGAAGCTATCGGTGGATTCGATGAGCATTTCCTGGCTTCAGGATATCTTGACGGTGATTTTTGCTTTCGGGCTGCGGAGGCTGGATTTGAATCCCATTGGGGGAACTTCCCTCTCCGGCATCTACGGACCAGCACTCGATTACAGATATCTAAATATGATGAGGGAAAGGTTCTCAACAGAAGTTACTTAAAAGCCAAATGGGGCCTGGAGGAGCTATATGGATGAGCGTAAGTTCTGGATCCTGATCCGGCAGGCTTTGCTCCAAATCATTGACGCTGTTGAGGTTCGGTTCAAGATTTAGCCAAGAACCAGCGAGTTGAGGAAGTTCGTCAAGGCGTGGATGGAGGAGGCGAATAGGAAATGATATGGAAGATACTGTTCTGGTTGGCTGTTTTGTTCGTGGTATATACAGTGGCAAATTTTCTGTGCTATAATTTTTGATAGGGAGGCAATATATGAACGAAAAGAATACTCTCAAAATTCTCAAGAAGTCTGATACTGAATTGCGTGTTGGTAACTACATGGTTCTGTTCGGTGGGAAGGATCTGGTCGGGGAGACCTTTACTTCCAAGACCGATTTCGAGTCCAGGTATACCAAGACGGGCCAGCTCTATGTTGATTGGGAGCATGGTTATGATTGGAATGATGGAGCTCCAGGTCGGGATGATATTCTCGGCGTGGTTGATTGGAAAACTGCCAAGAAAGACGAGCGTGGACTTTGGGTCGAGATGGCTCTGGATCGTCAAGCTGAATATATGGAATATCTTGAGCAGCTAATTGATGAGGGGGTGATTGGCACTTCTTCTGAGGCTACTGGAAAGGCAGAAGTCCATGCTGGTGTAATTACCAAGTGGCCACTGAAACGGAATGCATTGACGGTCACTCCGATGGAGCCCAGGATGCTTACCGAGAATACGTTACAAGCTATGAAGGCATTAGTCGGGAAGATGCCATCTCTCAAGGCTCTGCTTCCAGAGGCCGAGGTGATCGGTGGTGAAGCTGCTGGTGGAGACCTGAATCCCGTTGTGCAAACCAAAACTATAACTATAAAGGATAATCTTATGGAAAAAACTGTTGAACAAATCCAGCTTGAGGCTCGTGAAGCTCTGCTCGCTGAGCAGAAATCCGCTGCTGATGCCCAGGCTGCAATCCAGCTGCAGGTGAAGACCGCAGTCGATGCTGCTCTTGAGGAATTTGCCAAGGGCCTTCCGGCTGTGAATGAACCTGGTTCCGCTGGCTATCTTGAGGGACAGGCTCCAGGCGTGATCTATAAATCTGATCTGGGTGATGTTCCCGAAGCTGCTTATTGTCGGTTCTTGCGGACCGGTGATCATGGGGCTTTGAAGGCTTTCTCTGGCAATGATGCCGTATTCGGTATGGATATGAAAGATATGTCCAAGGCATCCAATGCCACCGATATGAATATCACGACCGCTGGCGACGGCGGGAATGCTGTTCCTACGGGCCACTACCAGAATATCATCGCTAAGAAATCTGAGGGTGCTATCGAAGATAAACTCCAGTGCATGGAGATCCCTGGCAAGGGAACCACCGTAAATCTTCCTTATGATAATGAGGATGATGGCGAATGGATCTTGACTTCTGAATCTGGTGATTTCGATGCAGATGCTCCGGATATCGGTACTCATGCAATGACCTTGGGTCTTTACTCCAAGCGAGTTAGCCTGACTTATCAGCTGCTTGAGGATGAGGATTCCAAGCTCATGGCCTTCCTGGAAAATTGGGTCGGGCGTGGCCTGGCCAAAACCAAGAATGCATTACTTCTGACTGAGGTTGGAAGCAATGGAACTCAGTATGATGAGTTCGCTTCCGCAACTGCGATCGCTTTCGGTGAACCTGAGAAAATCGCTTATCACGATGATCTCTCCGATTACCTGGATGATTCCGGTTCAGTTGGCTGGGTGATGAAGTCCGGTACTCTCGGATATCTTCGCAGTCTGAAAGGCGATCAGCGTCAGTATGCCTACGGGCTGTCGGCTGCTGGTCCTAAAGATCTGCTCGGTCATCCTGTGGTCTACTCCAGCAAGGCTGGGGCCATGACTGCAGCTCTCAAACCCATCTACTTCGGTAACTGGAATTATGTCGGTGTCCGCAATGGCTCTGGCATCGGGTTCCTTCGGGATCCATATTCCAACGCTCTGAAGGGTTGGGTCAACCTGTTCTATTACTTCCGAACTGTCTACAAGGTCATTCAGACTGAAGCAATCGGATACGGTCAGCAAGCAACCGCCTAATCTAGGCGTATGCTGTTTTATCCTCCAAACTTTGGGAGCTTGGCATTTGAGGGGGTCAAGCTCCCATCGGAGTAATTTATGGCAATCGAGAATGGTTACTGTTCGCTGGCTGAGTTCAAGGCTTTCGGGGGTATTAATTCTACCAATGCGGGTGATGATGCTGTCCTTGAGCAAATCATCGAGGCAGTGAGTCGGTATATCGACCAGAAAACGGGGTTGTACTTTTATGCTGATGATGCTGCCACGAAGGTTATCACTCCC